TTATTTATAAATTTTGAAATTTTAAAATGTCCTTCATCCTAATCTATAGACTATTAAGATATAATTGTTAGTTCTTTTCCTATTTCTTTAAGATTATCTAATCTTAAATTAGTTGAAAAACTTGAGTTTACAAAGGTGTCCTAATATGGAGGATGTTGGTGTTTTTCTTGATATTCCTGATTATTCTAGTGAATTATCTACTATAATTGATAAACTTGAAAAGTTTAATGAATTTCAAGTATTATCAATAAATAATTTAGTTGAGTTTTTGAATGTTTTATTTATATTTGTAGGTTTATTCGTTGGTATTTTATTAGGTGCTTTATTTGTAAAAATAATGTTTAGGTGATTTATATGTCTAAAGAAATTCTTTATATTTCTGATATTGATATAACTTTTTTAATTCTTTCTGGCTTTTATAAAGGAATTTTATTTTCTTTATCAGCTGGTTTTATTGCTCAAGGATTGAATTATTGTATAAAACTTCTATCTAATAGAGGTTAATTATAAAGAAGGAGGAATTATATATGTCTAAAGAAAAAGTTAAAAAAGTTGTTAGTGTTGTTACAGTACCTTTGACATTAGCTGTTTCTAGTGGTGCTTTTGCTGAAACTGCTAATACTGCTGATGCTGTAGTAGCTGCTTTAACTGTTACTGCCTCTGAAATAACTTCTACTCTTGCAAAGATTGCTCCTGTTGCACTCACTATTTCAGGAACCTTTCTAGTTTGGCGTTATGGAATGAGATTTTTTAAATCCTTGTCTAGATAGCACAAGGTGGGCAAGGTTGTCAATATAACTTGCCCTTTTTTTATATATAATATTATATTTCTTTCTAATTAGAAAATAATAGCATAGCATCACAAATTTAATCGAAGTGTTTTACTTTTATATGCTGTTAGTGCATTTCTAAATTTTTAAATTACTGTTATTTTTTTTGTGAGATACTTTAAATATTCAATTTCCTAATACATTTTCTTTTTTATATTTTTATGTATTTTACTTTAATATCTTTCTTTGAAACGAACAAAAGTTTCCACTCTATTAGTAATACTTTCATGCTCTAGGCTAAACTCACAAAAACCCTAGGAAGTGGGGGGAACTTCCCCAACCCCCCACCTGGTTTTTTAAAGTTGCGAAGCTTTTATTATAAAAAGGAGTGTTTTTATGTGTAATACAAATTCTAGATTTATATTATTTTTATTAACTTTTTTTATGATTTTTAATTTTATGTTTGAATATAAAGCACACGCTGAAGCAATTGCACTTAGTGCAGGTTTAGTTTTATTTTTAAAAGCATGTGCTGCTGCTGGTGTTACTTATATTGCTGCAAAAGAAGTTTCAAGAGTTACTGAAGATAGTATTAAATTGTATAACGAATGGCAGAAATTTATAAAAAATAAGCCGCCTAATGATAAACCACCGATTGATTGGGAAAAGACTGCATTTCTTACTTTATTAGGTTTACAAATGTCTGATACATTTATGAAATTAGTTGATAGTGTAAAGGATTTTTTTAAAGAGTTAGGTGCTAAAGAAGGTGAAAATTCTTATGGTAATGTTCTTGATTATTATGAAACTTCTTCTACTTCTCTTTCAGTAGATAAATATTATAAACTTTTACCTGGTAATAGTATAACTTTTAATTTAAATGGTAATTTTTTTCAAGTTTATTGTACTGCACGTTCAACAACAAATCCTTCTCCTAGACTTAATTATAGAACTAATTCTGATGTTGCAGAGTCTGTAACTGGAATTGGTCTTAGAACTACTGGA